TTTATCCTCCTTAGGAAAGGGTTACCGTGCTGCCCGATACCGAGCACGTGCTGCCGAACGTCACCGTGTCCCCGGATACCGACGCCTTGCCGGCAGGGCAGTAGACTGTGCCGTCCATGTAGATGAACTTGTCTGTCGCGTCGGCGAGCATCGTCGCGAGCTGGCCGTTCTGGCGGCGCAGCTCGGCGATGTCGGACTCGCCGGCGGCGCCCTGCGCCGCCGCGTTCGCGATCTGCAATGCCGCGCTTGCCGCCGCATCGGCCCTCGACGCCGCACCGCTAGCGGCGGATGCCGCATCATACGCGGATTGACCGAGCCGAGATAGCTCAGTGCTCCACTTCCTGTAGAGCTCGTCGAGCTCCTGGTCGTAGCTGACGGCAGGCCCTGTTGTCCCGTCCACATTTCCCAGGATGACGAGCGCGAAGTCCTCGGTAGTCTCGGAGGCCCCGTTGGCGTTGTAGAACTCGAAGTAGGCCAGGCGGCACTTCCCCACCCCGTTGACGGCCTCCGGCGCCAGCATGGCGCTCACGGATGCCGTGCCCACGGTAGCCGCGCAGCGAGCCCACGTGCCGTCGGCGTGGAGCACGCACAGGCGCGCGGACTGGTACGCCGGCGTGTAGGCGGCGCCGTCCGTGGAGAGCGACGCCGTTATCTTCTGGGTCTGCGTCTCGCCGCGGCGCACTGTGACGCGCTGCGGGACGGTTCCCGGGCGCTTGCGCATGTCGAGCGCTATCTGGTGGTTGATCATTCCTTGGCCTCCAGCGCCTTGAGCGCGGCGAGCGCGGCCCTGAAGGCCTCGACCGGGTCGACGGCCTCGGTCCCCTCCCCCGTCTCGTCGGCCGTGGCCGGCTGCGGGTCGACGATGGCCGAGAGCGCGTCGAAGCACGCCACGGTGGCGGCGGTGCGCTCGTCGACGTACCCGGCGGTCGCCAGCGGGATGCCGTTGACCGTGGGGTCTGGCTTGCGGACGTCCGCGGCCTTGACGACCTCGCGCGTGCCGTCGTCGTACTGGGCGACGAAAACGAGGCCGGCGTCCTCGGCGCGCTGGAGCACGTCCGGGTCGTACTCCGTCAGGCACTGCTCGTTGTTGCCGATGATGTCGTGGACGGCGTAGCCCACGACGATTTTCTTGCTTGTTTCCATTCCTTCTTGTCCTTTCATCTCTTATCCGCTCCACCCGGACGGCATGGTCGACACGCCGATCAGCAGGCCGTTCCGGAACTCGAGTACCGACGATGTCTGGGACTGGTCGTTGAAATATTTCTTGCCGTTCTCCGTGTAAAGCGGGTGGTATGCCGCTCCGACCTTGGTCGTCAGGCCTGACCACGTCGTGACGCTCGTGTCGGCGCTGCCGCTCACGCTGAGCCTCGGGGTCGAGACTCGCACGACGCCCTGTCCCTGCAGCTGCAGTCCGTGGTAGATAATCGACGGATTGTCGATGTCATGTGACGTTGAGGAGCATTCGATGTATCCGTACTGCGTGCCGTCCTTGAACCCAGCCAGCTTTCCGCTCGAGTCGAGCTCCATGGCGTACCCGCTGCTGCGGTTTCCCCCGGTGAAGCTGCCGGTCGCCGTGATGTTCTTCGCCGTCATGTAGTTGGTCGTCAGCACGCCTTCCTTAAGGTTCCACGAGTTGCGCCCCTTTGCGTCCGCGAGAGTCCCGGTTGCGATGTATGTCGCGTTGACGTAGACCCTGTTGTTGCTCATGTAGAGCCCCTGGTCTGCGCCGCCATTCGTCAGGCGGTCGAAGATGGCCTTCTGGTCCATCTGCTCGTCGTAGGCGCTCAGGATGCCGTCGGCGTAGTCCGATGCGTTCTTCTGCTCGATGGCATGTCGCGCCCCGGTCGCGGCCCCGGCATAGTCCCTCACGGCGGTCGAGTATGCGCCGTAGGCCGCGTCGTACTCGTCCATTGCAACCTTGAGCTCCTCGGCGGTCTTGCACTTGAGCACGTTGTCGACCTTGTCGGCGTAGGCGCCGTACGTGCCGCCCTCGTCGGTCGTGCCGAAGGCCTTGGTGTAGCGGGGGCCGAGGACGGACGAGACGAACTTGGCGCTTAGCGCCTTGTTGGACTTCAGCGAGTTGAATTGGCTCGTCGCCTCCTCGCGCTCCTTGTCCACGTCCTGCTTAGCCTTCTTCACGGCGGCTGCCTCGGCCTCGGTCACGACGCCGTCCCTTGCGAGGTCCTGCACCGTCGTGTCGAGGCCATTGAGTGAGCCTGTGAGGTCGTGCGCGCTCTGGTAGGCCTTGTTGTACGCAGCCTCGAGGACCGGCGCCGTGTGGGTCACGGAGCCATCGCCGTATGTGACGCGCTCCATCGACCAGACGAAATATCCGCTCGCCCATGCCGGGATTGTCTCCGACCAGCCGAGCTCGGGATTCTGCATGTTAATCGGCGGCACGCTGTCCGATTGATTCTTGGCGTAGAGTTTCACGCGCGCCGCGATGGCGCTGCCGGCCATCTGGTTGCTGCCGTTGATGGCCTTGGCGAGGCACGGCGCGGTGTACGTGACCGAGCCGTCAGTCCACGTGATCTTGCTGCGCGTCCAGATGTACTTGCCCTTTGCCCACGCGGGCTGTGCCTCGGACCAGCTGCCGCCTGACTGCGCGGTGGCGCTCGTGGAGAGGTAGTACTGCTCCACGATGCCGCTCACGCCGGTGCCCGTCGAGCCTTTGTCGCCCTTTGCGCCGTCTGTGCCGTCCCTGCCGCTGATGCACACGGGCTCGCTGTACTCGATGTCTCCCGACTGCATGGTGGTCTTGGTGCGCGTCCAGATGTACTTGCCGGACACCCATTGCTGAGCGGTGGTCTGCCAACCGCCCTGCGGCTCGGTGACGCGCGATGAGCCCTGCGCGTACTCAACATCGACAGACGCGATGACGGCGTCGGTCGTGGCGATGTCCTTGTCGCCGAGCTTCGCGCCGGGGCCGATATGCAGTTCGCTCTCGTCGAGGTTCCAGTAGTTCTTGCCCGCCTTGTCCTGGATGGTGCCGGCCTTGATCAGGTCGCCGAGCATCGTGCCGAAGCAGATGAACTCGGCGAAGAAACCCTTTCCGGTGCCGAAGGTGCGCCAGTCCCACGAGCCGTCGGCCTTGCAGCCGGAGGCGATGCGGAAGCCCTGGGAGCACAGCTGCATAGCCATGCCGTCGCCGGTCGTCGAGCGGCCGTCCGCGTCGAGGGGCACGGAGCCGAAGATCAGGCCGCGCTCGAAGCTCGTGTGGATGTAGCTGTTGCCCGCGAGGTTGAACTGGGCGTTCATGCTGTCCATGACCTGCTGGAGGTACGAGGGCGGCGTGGATGCCGCCACGTCCCAGTTGGACGAGCGCTTCGACAGGCTGGACACTTTCTGCTGCTGCGCCAGCAACATGTCCGTGATTGTCTCGGTCACGTTCCCGAGCGTCACGCGCATGGAGCCGCCAAGCTCGTCGGTGACAAGCTTGGCCACGCGGCCCTCGCAGCGTAGCGCCGGGCTGAAGCACGTGTCGACGATCTGGACGTCGTCGCCCACGGCGACGCCCTCCCAGTCGCGGCCGAACTGCACGAGGTCGACGACGTCGGCCTCGTAGGTCACCCCCGGCTCTTTGCGAGAGTTGAAGTATGCGCGGGTCTCGGCGAGCAGCGTCGCCGCGTCCTCGCAATTTGGATTTTCATATTGCCCGAACACGTGGGCGTGCCCGCCCCTGCCGTCGGGTCGCCCGTACAGCTTGAGCGCGGTCGCGTCCTCCACGTAGTTCTTGCCGTTGTTGATGTCGCCGAAGGTCAGCTTGCGGCCGTATCCGCCGGTATCCGTCTCGATTCCCTTGCCGTAGCCGTAGCAGGCGGTTATCGCGCCGTAGTGCTCGGTGCGCGAGACGGACGTGAGGTCCTTGGTGTAGGTGAATCGGCGGTGACCGCCCTTCGCGCCGCGATGCGAGCGGATGCCCACCTTGCGAGAGGCCACCTTGCCGCCGGATACCTCGATCTCGGTCTCCAGCTCGCCGCCGCACTCCAGGATGGACTTGAGCGACTCGCGGGAGTTGGTGTGGTAGAAGGTCAAGCCCTTGTCGACGGTACCGGGCTGGTCGACAGTTCCGGCGGTCCAGCGGGTCGGCTCCAGGCAGACGTTCAGCGCCTGGAGGAAGCCGTAGCCGTAGGGCCTCTTGTCCTCGATGTAGTCGCCGTACGTCTCACAGATGGAGTTGATCGCCGTGTCCGTGTAGACCGTCTCGCCTCCGGCGTGGAGGCCCTTAGGGTCTTGGCAGACGTGCTCGTGGACCTCTCCGAGGCGGTCGACCCACACGAGGCGGTAGCCCTGCTTGAGCGCGAAGGTCGTGGCGATGTCGACGCTATCCTCGCCGTTGAGCTCGTCGGTATGGGTGAGGGCGAGCAGCTCCTCGGGGCCGATTGTCGCCACGTAGACGTCCTGCCACGTGTACACGTCAATTCGCACCTAGAGCCACCTCTCCTCCCATTCGAGCGTCGCGGTGCCGCCGCTCGTCTTGATCTGCTGCACGCCGTCGAGCGAGAAGAAGTCGCTCGCGACGGTCACGGGCCAGTCCGCGCCGTTGACCGTGCAGCGCTCAGCGCGCATGTCCAGCACGACGGTCTGCGCACCGGTGAAGCTCGCCTCGACGCGGACGAAGCGCCCGGTCGAGACGTTAGTGATTGTCCAGCTCGAGCCTGCCGGGGGCTTACACGTGACCGTAGGGTAGGCCCTGTAGTTGCCCCCGGCGGCGACGGCGCGCTGGGATGCCGACACCTGCTCGGAGCGCCGCTGCCCGTAGGCGGCGGGGTCTGCACAGTAGAACCCGAGCGTGAGATTCGGCATGTGCGCGTTGCGCCCCTGCTCCGCCCCTCCCCTGTAGCGCGCGAGCATGTAGCGCTCGGGAGCGTCGTCGAGCACGAGGGCCTTCTCGCCGCCGGACAGCGCCGAGGCGAGCACGGCCCTTACCTCGGCGACCTCGTCGAGGGAGCCGCCGACGATGTTGCAGTCGACCGCTATCTCGACGGGCTCGAGGCCCTTGGCGCGGACGTGTGTGCCGTCCATGCCGGGGACCTCGGTCTCATCGAGCCGCACCTTGGGGACAATCGGTCTCGTGACCTTGGTCACCAGCAGGTACGGCGTGAGGTCGATTCCGCCGAATATCATGCGAACCCCCTTGCGGCGAGCGTGTGCCTGCCGCGCATCGCGATGGCGGAGGAGACGCGCTCCGAGTCGATGTACAGGTTTCCGTCCTTGTCCCGGATCTGCTCGAGGACGGACAGGATGCCGGCGAGGGCGTCGTCGCCCTCCTCCTCGGGACGCGCCGGAGTGTAGACAGCGGACGGCGCGACGGTCAGGCCCGTCGAGAGCATCCCCTGCGCGGTGTCCATGGCGCCGCTGATGGCGGAGACCACGGTGCCGGTGCCGGAGCCGATGCCCTGCGCCCAGCCCTGCATGAGGGCCTTGCCCGAGAAGGTCGTGTAGCCGTGCCCGGAGAAGGGGCCGACCTTTGCCGGCGAGAACGGGAAGAAGGAGCGGATTCTTGAGACTGCACCTGAGACCGCCGAGGTCACCGAGCCGATAGCGGACATGATGCCGTCCTTCAGGCCGTTGAGTATCGACTTGCCGGAGTTGAAGAGCCAGTTGCGCGCACCCGAGAAGAACCCGGTGATCTTGCCCTTGATGCTCGTGACGGTCCTGTAGACGGAGTTGATTCCGTTGGACGCCGCGCTCTTGATGCCCTCCCAGATGGACGAGCAGGCGCTCTTGATGCTCCCCCACATGCTCGACCACGTGGAGCTGATGCTGTTGAGCACGGAGCTGATCACGCCGCTGACCTGATTTATCGCCGAGTTGACGGCGAACTTGATGCGTCCCCAGACCACCTCGGCGAAATCGCGGACGGCGTCCCACACGCTTGACCAAATCGAGCTGATTCCATCGAGTGTGGACGTTATCACGGACTCGACGACCCCGATGGCCGCCCGCACGGCGAACTCTATCTGCGACCAGACGAGCTCGGCTACCGACTTGATGGTGTTCCAGACCGTATCCCAGTCGCCGCTTATCGCGGCGGTGACCGTGGAGATGACTGTCTGCACCACGGCCATCGCGACCTGGACGGCAGTGGAGATTGCATCCATCACGCCAGTCAGGACAGCGGAGATCACCGGCCAGACCGCGTTCCAGACGGCGGAGATGATGCCCATCGCCACCTGAATCGCGCCCTGGATGAGCGGCATCGCCGCAAGCACGGCGGACAGCACGGACTGCACGGCGGGCATGGCGATGGCGACGAGCTGCGAAACGGTCGTCATTACGTCCGCGATAACACCGACCAGGAAGCCGATGACCGGCGACAGCGCCTGCACGATGCCGAGCACCACCTGTATGCCGGTGGAAAGCACCGGCAGCACGGCCTGCGCGATGTTGAGCAGCGCCGTGCCGATTGGCGCGATGAGCGGCGCGATGAACCCGATTGCCGCCTTGATGCCGTTACCGACGGACGTGGCCACGCCGAGGATGGCCTGAAGCGCCGAGCAGATCTGCGAGGAGTCCACCTTCGGCAGCTTGATCCCGATGCCGGCGAGCGCCCCGACGGCGATGTTCCACGCCGTGGCGAGCGCCTCGGACACGATGGGCGTGAGCACCGACGCGATGCCGGAGAGCGCCGCGGGGAGCGCCTTGATGATGCCCTGCCCGATCTGCGCGACGCGCGGCGCGATGTTCTTGGCCACGGCGCCGACGGACGTGAGCAGCTGCTCGGTGAGCTGCGAGAAATCCACGTCGTCTCGGCCCAGACCGGTGAGGAAGTTCTCCCATGATGCCTTGGCCATGCCGATGGAGCCGGAGATGGTGGTAGCTGCCTCCTTGGAGGTCGTGCCGGTGATGCCCATCTCGGACTGCACGGTGTGGATAGCCTCGACCACGTCGGCGTAGCTGTCGGTGGTGAGGTCGGCGGTCTTGCCCTGCGCCGCGCGCAGCTTGTTGGCGTCCGCGATGAGTCGCTCCATCTCGGACTTCGTGCCGCCGTAGCCCAGCTTCAGGTTGTCCAGCATCGTGTAGTTTTGCTTGGCAAAGCCTTGGTAGGCGTTCTGGACGTCGGCCATGTCCGAGCCCATCTTGTTGACGTTGTCCGCCATGTCGCCCATCGCCGTGTTGGCGGACTCGGCGGCCTTCGCCACGTCGCCGCCGCACGAGCTCACGAGCGATGCGGCAAAGCTGGTCGCCTGGGTCATGTATTGGTTTGCGCTCATGCCGCACGTCTTGTACGCCTCCGCGGCGTATCCCTGCAGCTTGCCGGACGCGGAGCCGAAGAGCGTATCGACGCCGCCGACCAGCTGCTCGTAGTCGGCGTATGCGGATACCGCAGCGCCGCCGATTGCGGTCACCGCCGTGGTGAGCGCGCCCATGCCAGCCGCGGCGACGGTACCCACGCCCCTTGCGACGGTGCCGAGCCCGCTCAGCAGCCCGCTGGAGCGCTTGACCCCGCCGTCCACGCCGGAGGTCATCGAGTCACCGAATGACTTTCCGGCCTTGGAGCCCGTGTCGCCGAACTCCGAGCAGATGCTTCCGGCGAAGCCCTTCATGGACGGCATGAGCGTGATGCATGCCGAGCCTACGCTAGTCGCCATCCCGTCCTCCTAATCCTAGAATCTCGTCGATTTCCGCCCTGTTCGCGAGGGCGTTGCGCTGGTGCCTCTTGAGCTCCGCGAGCTGCCCGGGCGTCTTGAGCGGCTGCGGCTCCTGCGGCGGCCGGTGCTTCTTGTCGCTCAGTCCCCACGCGAGGCTCCTGAGCTGGTGCTCGATGCGCCAGAGCATGTACGTCTCCTCGCTCCACTTGAGCTCCGGGTACATGCGGCGCGCGCACCTCGACCCCTCCGGCAGCTGCTCCCACAGGAGGGCGGCGCGCCGGAGGTCGTCCGGTCCGCCCTCGAGCGGGAGGTCGACGCCGTAGTACTGGCGGAAGTCCGCTACGACTTCTGCGCGGTGCCCTTCGAGCTCGAGGACGAATCCTGGGAGTTTTTTGCCTTCGCCGCCTCGAATGCGGCCTGCATGAGCACGCCCGTGGACTCGACGGAGCCGCCGAGGCGCTCCATGTACTCCTCGTCGCGGCCGGCGAAGACGCGCTCGAAGGCCTCGAACATGCCGCCAGGCTCGGTCTCGCTCTTGGCGAACTGCTTGTTGGTCTTGTAGCTGAGCAGCTCGTCGAGGTCGGCGGTAAACTCCCCGTCGATGCCGGGGATGGTGAACGTGAGCTCGGTCATTACTTGCCCTCCGAGGTCTCGGCGGCCTTGGCGGCAGCGGTCTCGGTGGACTGGATGTAGTCGTAGCAGGTGTTGCCGGCATCGTCCGTGAGGTACTTGACCGTGAGGGCGCGCGCGGCGAGCTCGCCCACGGCGAGGGTGAGGTCGTCCAGCTCGGAGGACTGGGCGAGCGGCACGACCTTGCGCCAGCGGCGGCCGTCCTTGAGCACGAGCTCGAGCACGGCGGGCCATGTCTCCGTGGAGTCGCCGTTGTGCTTGACCGTGATCATGCCCTCCTCGTCCTTAACGTTGCCGGAGCCGTACATGACCTTGAGGGTGGCGGCCTTGATCTCGGCGAGCGTGAGCTGGGCGCTCTCGACGCGTGAGGTCTGCGGCGATGCCATCAGGTCGCCGTTCATGTCCTTGATGTCCTCGGAGTCGGTGTCGAGCGTCTCGACGTATCCGTCCTCGCTGATGTAGCCGAGGCACTTCCACGCCTCGGGCAGCGCGGTCTTGTAGTCCGTCGGCAGCGCGGTTCCGACCGGCGCGGTGAAGATGTAGCCGCCCTTTACTCCCTTGGCGCTGGAGACGTTGGCGACGTTGTTTTTGTTGCTTTCTGCCATGATTGCTCCTTATTCGCAGATGGTCAGGTTGATGTTCGTCTGGTATCTGGGAGTCCCCGTGTCGGGGTCGTCCCATCGGTACGTGCCGTCGGGCACGGCCGAGAACACGTTCGGCTCGTCCTCGATGGCGGCGCACGCCCGCTCGACGGCCTCGGCGATCTCGCGTGCGCGCCTGCGGGTCTTCGCCCACGACGTGGCGAGCACTCGCGGGGACTGGATGAACCGTGTCGCGCTCGTGGCGGCGAGGGTGACCTGGACGAACTCATCGGGTCTCTCGCGCGGCACGTCCGGCACGCACTTGATGCCGGTCACGTCCATGAGTCGCTTGGCGACCACCCTCTCGATGTCCATCAGTCACCTCCGAATGCCGATTGCAGTCGGTTATGCCTGCGCTCGCTCACGTTGGCGTGCTTGCTGTCCGTGTAGACGACGCGGCCCCTCGCAAGCGAGCCGCCTATGGTCGCGGTGCTGTAGCCGCTCTCGCCGTACTTCGGCGTGAACGTGGAGTTGCATGCGGCAGCGGCGGCGTTGGCCTTCTCGGTGAGCATGGCCTGCACGCCCCCGCCGTTCATGACCTCGGCGTATCCGCCGCGGTTCCAGCCCTTCCACTTGATCTTGACCTCGCACTTCGCCTTAGCCATCGGTTCGGGTCACCTCGCAGGTGAGGTCCCAGGGGCCGGGCGTGTTGGCCGCGGTGTATCGCTTGGGGTCGCCGACCACCTTGTAGTCGATGCCTCGCACCGTGACGGTCGCGTCCTTGAGGTCCACGTCCGCGCCCTTCGGGAAGCAGAGCGTGTAGGCGACCGTCACGCCGTTCGGGCGCGTCGAGTCGAGGTCGGCGGTCGCGCCGGGGCAGACCACGACGTTGTCGACCGTCGTCTCGGTCACCGTCTCGCCGGTAGGCTCGCCCAGCTCGTCGAACGACTGGACCGCATTGTGCACGGTCACGGTCTCGCCGGAGATGAGGAACGTCATTCGGTCACCCCTCCCCTCTCCAGCGGCGTGAGCGACCCGAGCGCCTGACCGGTGAGGCCGAGGCGCCTGAGGTCGCTCTTGCCTAGGTACATCTCGCCGAGCGCCGAGCCGTAGGTCACCGATGCGGTGTAGATTCCGGCCCCCTGGCTGTACTGCGTGGCGCCCGCCATCGCGGAGGGTGCCGAGAGCACGCGGTTGACGAGCAGGCAGCACACGGCGGGGGCGGCTCGGTCGAACGCCGGGCACGCCCCCTCGGTGTACTCGCCGATTCGGTCCTCGAATGCCGCGAGCATCAGGTCGGATGCGTCCTGCAGCAGCACCCCGGTGCGCGCCGAGTCCGCGGGCTCGCCGTAGCGGGCCTTGTAGTCGTCCACGCTGGCGAGCGCGGCCATGGCTACTCGGCCTCCATGATCCCGGCGTCGACGAGGGCCTGGACGACCTTCGCGACGGTCGGGCTGGCGCCGGGGTTGGCGACCTTCTTGGGCACGACGAGCGGCTTGCCGTCGGGCGAGACGAGCGCCACGTGCTGCGGGAGGATGCTGGACGCCTTGCCCGCGTCCTCCACGATGAATTTCTGGACTAGCTGAGCCATCTCGGTACCCCCTAGGCACTCTTGAGGACGGCGAAGGCCTTCGGGTCGAGTACCGCGTATGCCAGGACGGCCTCGGTGCGGTAGGCGATCTGGTTGTAGCCCTTCAGGTCCTGACCGGTGTTGTCGGGGTCGCCGTACTCGATGACCTCGGCGGTGATGTCGCGGACCATGCCCCACTTGATGGCGGAGAAGTCGCCCATGATCGCGGAGACCTTGGTCGGGGTCTTGGCGAGACGGCCGTTCACGGTGCCGGACACGGAGGCGGGGATGCCGTCGAGGTTGCCCACGTTGAGGGACAGCGGCACCTCGGGGTACAGGCGCTGCCCGGTGGCGGGCACGCGCAGCTTGCGCAGCTCGGAGGCGAACTGGCGGCTCATGGCGATGCCGTTGATGCCGTAGTCGAGCAGGGCGTCGGAGAGGGAGTCGATGTCGTCGACCGGGGAGTCGGTCTTGGCGACGCTGTGGACGTCCTTGTCAGCGGTCAGGGCAGTGTAGCCCGTGAGGCCGAGGCCGGTCTTGGGGTTGATGGCGTGGTAGACGATGTAGTCGAGCGCGCGGCCCGCGGCGGCGGTCTGGTCGGCGATGATGTTGGAGATGATCTCCAGCTGGTTGTCCTCGTCGGCCCACTTCAGCTCGTCGGAGACGCGCGTGGTCGTGACGATCTTGGCGCGCTTTGCGACCACGGGGTCGGTGGAGATCTCGGAGCCGGACTTCTTGCCGCCCTCGGCGACGACCTCGGCCTCTGCGGTCGGGTTGAACACGAGGTAGGTCGTGTCCGCGAACTTCTGCGGGGTGCTGGGGCTCAGCGTGGCGATGGTGGAGGTGTCCTTCACCTTGCCGATGATGGTGGATACCACGCCGGACGGCAGCTTGATTTTCTGGGTGTCGTTTGCAGCCATTTCTGTGCCTTTCTTCGGGTTTGGCTTACTTCAGGAGGCGCTTGGCGAAGTCTCGCAGCGCCTCGTCCCCGCCCTTGCCGCCCTTGTCGAAGCTGCCGGGCTTCTCCACTCGCGGCGCGGGCTTTGTCTTGAAGGCGGCGAGCATCTTGTCGCACCATGCGGCCATGCTCTCCTCGTCCTCGCCGACGATGAGCTCGGCGGGGACTCCCTTCTCCTGCGCGACCTTGGCGGCGATCTTGGCTCGCGCCTCGGCCTTCTCCTTGGCGTCGAGTCGCTTCTCGAGCTCCGCGACCTTCTCGTCGGCGGTCTTCTTCGCCTGGTTGGCCTCGTCGAGTGCGCTTGCCGCGCCCTTGTTGGCCTTGGCCTGCTTCTCCCACTTGCGGGAGTGCGCCTTCTCGGCCTCGTAGAGCGCCTTGTAGTCGAGCTCCTCGCCCCCGGTCGGCTCCGTACCGCCCGTGGGCTCCGTGTTGGTCTCTCCTGCCATGTCGCGTCCTTTCCCGGACCGTGCGGCCCGTCGGGCCAGCCGTGCGGCCGAGCCCCTTAGATGTGCGTTTCGGGCCGTGCGGCCCTGTCGCGCGGCAGTGTCCTACGGGCGTGAGATTTGGCCTGTTTGGCGTTTTTCGGCATGAAAAAAGCCGCCCGTGGGCGGCCATGCGGTATGATGAGGTTAGGCGGAAGCTGTTTGACTCACCTATTGAGACATGCAGCTCCCGCCTATTTTTTTATCGTTTGGAGCGACCCGTCGTGCCCCAGCATCCTCACTTCGGCGATTCCGTACCTCTTCATGTACTTGCGTATCCATGCTTCGGCTTGGCTGTCGGTGACAGACTTGTTCTCGCTGACGTCGAAGACGGCGAACCGCACTCCGCTCTTGTTGGCCACGGACTTCATGTGCGACTTGAACGTGTTCTCCGATTTCGACGTGTATACGGTCTTGATTTCGATGCCTGTGGACAGGTCGGCGCGGCTTACGGTCGTTTTTCCCTGTGCGTTCTCACTCTTCAGGTGCACCTCGTCTTCCCAGAACTCAGTCTTGTAGCCCAGTGCCGCCAGCTTCTCTGCGGTTCTCCTCTCTCCGGGGTCTACCCTCCACCTCTTTACCTTGTCGCGCCTCACCGCATCGTCCGTGAACGTTATGCCCTTATGCTCGCCGCCCGCGTACCAAGACGGGTCGCGTAGCTCTATCTCGGATGCGACGCGGTTGTTGAGGTAGGCGGTGTACGCCTTCCCCTCCTTGTTGCCGTGGCGCCTCACGAGCGCTTCGCGTTCGTCCTCCGGCATTGCGTACCAGTCGGAGGCGATGCCGTCGCGGCCTCCGAGCGCGGCCAGGCAGTCGTTATACCTCTCGTACATCCCGTCAGGGTCGTATCCCTTGACTGTGGTCACCCCGTCGAAGCCGGGAACGATTCGGCAGTCGCAGTGCGCGTGCGAGTGTTCGGCCGCCTCCTCGGTCTTGGCGTAGAAGCCGAACGACGCGAGCATGAGGCAGAACCCGCACGTCTCGCCGCGGGGAACGCGGGCGTACCACGGCTTCGCCGGGTCTTTGCGCGCGTTGTGGGCGACGCACCTGTTGGCGGCGCGCCTGATCTCCTCGTCGACCCTCGTGACGCACCGCGAGACAAAGACCTCGGGGGCGCCCTCGACGACCTTGCCGATGAAATACCTAACCGCGCCGAGCGTGTCGTCCGGGTCTCGCATGGACTCGGCGACCGCCCGATACTTCCCGGGGAAGCCCTGCGACGCCCTGACAGCGTCGTAGTATTCGGCGGCCCTGGCGGCGGCGCACGTGTCGGCGTAGTACCCGAGCACCGCCTCGATCGTCTCGTAGGCCCTCTCGCGGAGAGCGGAGACATCGCCGCCACCGCCGTGCTCCCAGCTCGACAGCAGGGACTCGAGCGCCGGCCTCACCTTCGCCTGGGCGTCTGCCGACAGCGCGTTCACCTCATCGGTCAGCTCGTCCAGCAGGCTAGTCGGCACCGCCGCCATTCTCGCCCTCCTTCGGCTCGAACAGCGATGCGATAGCCGCGCCCGCCTGCGCCTTCTTGGCATCCGACTCGATGCGCTGGATCTGCTCGTCCGTGTAGTCGAGCATCTCGTAGGCGACCGTGGAGTTGGCGAGCTTCGGGAGCGCCTGCACCTGCTTGAGCAGCGCGTCGGACAGGCTCACCGTGGACGGGTACGCCGGGGACAGGAATCGCGGGTTTATCTCGTGGCCCGCGTCGCGCTCGGTGGCGAAATCGGTGCCGTTCGCCACGGCGAGGGCCATGTAGGCCACGTTGCGCAGGGCCGTGCCGTTGTCGCGGTTGAGGTTCTTGGCGTCGATTACCAGCGGCTCCAGGGACGCGGCGATGGCGTCGGACGAGGACGGGTTGTCGTTAGACACGCCGAAGAAGCTCACCGGCACGTTGGTAACGGCCGACATCTGGCAGGCGAGCTGGCGCAGGTACTCGGTGAGCGGGGCCATCTGCAGCTGCGCGGACTGCCAGACCGTCGGCTTGTCGCCGTCCGGGTCTTTCGTTATCTCGTTGACCGCGCCCATCGAGGCGTCGTACTTGTTGCCGTCGTTGAGCATCTTCTTGTAGGTGCCCAAGAGCCACGTCTGCGGCAGGGTCGCGGCCTCGGCGGCGACCTCCATTCGGGCGCGCTGCCGGACGGCGTCGTCGGTGATACTCATGACGGAGCGGCTGATGCGCGAGGTGCCGAAGGGGCGCTCGAGCGTCGCGCCGTGTGCCATCGGCTCCATGAGGCAGCGCCCCATCGAGTGCTCGCGGTACTCGGCTACCCACGAGCCGCCGTCGCGTGTGAGCACCACGAGGCTGTCGTCGGTGAGCAGGTGCACCACGGTCGGCACGCGCTCGGTGTCGCCGGGCATCTTCTTGGACTCAGCCACGACGAGGCCCGCCCTGATGGCCTTGCGAGCGTCGTCCCACAGGGCCGCCGCCGCGGTGGCGGGGTACGCCGAGATGACCGGGTAGCCGCCGCCGTCCGTCACGGTCCAGAAGCCGCAGCAGTGCTTCAGCTCGCCGATGAGGTTCTTGCGGTAGAGGCGCTCCAGCTGGTTCGACTCGCAGATGGCGCGGAGGGCCTTGCTCGTCTGCTCGTCCGCGCACGTGTAACCGTTGAAGATGGAGCGGTCCGCCAGGGCGTGCACGGCCTTGCGGGGCCAGTCGACGCGCGGGTTGATCTTCTTGGCGAGGCTCGCCGGCATGGCGATGCCGAGGTCCTTCACCGACACGTGCCCGAGGTAGTAGTCCTCGCGCTCGAGATTGCTGGCGCGGTGCTCGCGCCAGACGGTCATGAGCTCGCGGACGAGCGCCGCGTCGCCCGGCTCCAAGCCTGCGGCGGATGCTACCTGCCCCGCCAGTTCCATGTTCACTGCTGCCATCAGAAGCTGGCCTCCTGTTCCCTTCGCGGGTCTCGTTTCGTTGTTCTCGCCGCCCAGAGGGCGAGCGATGCGGACTCGATGGGGGCGGCGATGGAGTCGGGACCGTCCTCGAAGCCCCACCCGTCCCTGCCGATGTCGCGCTTGAGCGACTTGCGCGCCGAGTCGTCGAGCGCCGGCGACTCGATGTGCGAGAGCGTGCCCGAGTCGACCTCGTCCTTGAGCATCGACGCCGCAGCCTGCACGATTGCCGGGGTTCCCATCTCGAGTGCGCACTTGCTGAAGCCGCCGTCGAGCATCCGCCGCTTGAGCGCGTCCGCTCCGGACTTGCCGTCGATGCAGACGCACGCGATCTCGTCTCGGTTGCGCAGGAGCATGTCCGAGATCGCGACCGTTCCGCCCGAAGCGCCCATCACGTCGTACAGCTCGACGTAGGACGGTCCGTCCCTGTCGGCGAGCGCCCAGGACACCGCGGCGCGGGAGCCGTCCACGGAGAACTTCACGCCGAAGGCGAGCTTTCCGCCGGTGGGCGCTGAGTCGCGCCGGCACCCGTCCCACTTCTTGGAGGACAGGGCGTAGAGGAGCGAGCCTCCCGTCTTCGCCCACCATCCGAGACGCTCGCGCGCGAACACGTCGGGCTGCATCTGCTCGGACTCGCCCTTGACGGCCTCGTAGTTGAGCACGGTGCCCATGGACGGGTTGAACTCGTACCATCTCGACTCGTCGTGGACGTCGCCTATCTCGTCCGCGCCCCACTCGATCCACGCCATCTCGGACTCGCCGTCGTGCACGTCGTCGTGGAGGTCGCGGAACACCGTGCCGACGTTGTCGGGGCCTGGCGGCGTTCCGAGGTAGATGGTCTGCGGGTTGTGCATCGCGCTCGCCGAGATTGCAGGCAGGGACGCCGCCTGCTGCGTGTCCGTGAGCTCCTGCGCCTCGTCGTAGATGAGCACGTCGTAGGTCTTGCCTCGCGCAAGCGAGTTGGTGCGGGTGGTGAAGCGAATGAGTCCGCCGTTCTTGAGGCTGATGGCCTGCTGCCCGTTCGTCTTGCGCACGGCGAGCAGGAGGTCGTGCAGCTCGGTCTCGTCCTCGTCCTCGAATGGCTGGGACAGCTCCTTGAACATCTGGTCGGAGGTGTCGCCGTGCTGGCAGGTGTACAGGATCTTCTCGCCGTTGAGCGCGCCGTAGAAGCACCTGGCGCGCACGACCCAGCTCTTTCCGTTCTGGCGCGGGATGGAGATGCCCAGCGTGCGCAGCAGGTACTTGTCGCGCGCGTCGCGGGCCAGCATCGCGTCGAGCAGGTGCGGCTGCCACGGCAGCGGGTCGCCGAAGTAGGCGGTCGCGAGCTCGCAGGCCATCCCGCCGTCGCCGCTGAGGTCCTCCGGGACGTTGGCCTCGTATGTCGGCGTCTGCCTGGGCTCCATCAGGCGCCCGCCGCCTTGGCCTTGCGCTCGCGGTCGGCGAACATCAGGCTCAGCACCCTAGCGCCGTCGCTCTGCGGACGCGCCTGCTGCACCTGGATGGGCACCGCCTTGCGCGACAGCCCGAGCAGATCGTTGAGCGCGCGTATCTCGGCGGTCGCCTGCTTGAGCACGGACACGGCGGGGTGCGGGCGCTCCATGATGGCGTGCCGCCCGTTCTTCGCCTTGATGGGCTTGTAGCCGACGGGGTCGAGCACCTTCACGGACTTGCCCCTGCTCATGGCATCCTCCGCGGCCTTCGCCACGGCGTGCCAGTAGCACAGCAGCGCGAGGTTCGGCACGTCCTCGTCGGAGAAGCGCCCCGATGCGGTTACGCTCGCCCAGATCTGCGATTGATAGTCATCGGATGCGACCGATTCCGGCATCTCCGGCATCCCGGCCTCCTTTCTCGTGCCCGCATTGTGCGATGCGGGTGAGATTCACGGCCTACCCCCGCCCTGGGGTCATGGGGCGGGGAGAAATCGGCACTGGCAGCGATGGGTGTCCGTGCACCCCCGGGGAGGGGCGATGCCCCCGCCATCGGCGGCTCAGCGCCCCAAAAAGCAGTGAGGCGCAGCCGAGTAAACGACCGCGCCTCCAGTTAGGCTTTTCAGCCCCGCCTATTCAGTTGTCTCAAGTCTTCAGAACAGCCTCGTGCGCCTTATCTCGACGGGCCTCGCGTCGCCCGGCATGTGCTTGCCCTTCCTCTGGTTGCAGATGCGGTGCGCCGCGTCGAGGTTCGCGTAGTCCAGCACCGCGCCGCCCCTCGCCCTCGGCACCACGTGGTCGGCCTCGAAGCTCCACGGCGTGCCGGGCGGCAGGCTGTAGTCTATGGGCTGTCCGCATATGTGGCACGGCCTGCCCTCGGCGCGGAGCCTCGCCTTGAGCTTGCGCTCGGCGTTGCCGTTTGAGCTCCACGTCATGCGAGGCGCTTCCTCGCGAGGTAGTCCTTCTTCACCGACAGGGTCGGGGTCTCGTCGGTGCTTCCTATCTTGATGGTGAGCGTTATGGGCGGCAGCACGAACCTCTCGTCAATGTCCCCCGCCACGTCTTCCGCCATGGACTCCAGCAGGGCCGCGGCGTCGCGGAGCTGCCGCGCCACCCTCTCGCCCGCACTCATGCGACCAGCCCCACGACCAGCTGCATGCACCACAGCACTGCGGCGACGCACAGCAACACGACCGCGGCAACGATGAGGCACCCGATGAGCTTGCCGGCCAACCTTCCGATCTCGTCCATTCAATCCTCCAATCTCACCCGCACACCATGCGCACGAGAACGGTCAGAACCACGGCGAGCGCCCATGCGGACCTCGCCGCCCACGCCAGCAGCGCCGAGAGCGCCGCCAGCGGCATCAGCCACAGAACATGTCGCACGCCGCCTCCTGCATGTCCCTCATGTGGTTCGCTATCCATGGGAGCGCCCAGTAGGCGACATCGCTCGGCTCCGCGTCCGCCCCGTCGAACTTCTCTCGGAAGGCGTCGTCGAACTCTATCTCGCAGATGCCGTAGTCGCAGCAGCACTCGTACATCTTGGCGCACTCGGCGCAAGTGGGCTTGCCCTCGCCGAAGTGCCTGTCGATTGCCGCGTCGGTGCATCCGTCCGGGAGGTTGTAGCCCGGCTCACAGCTTGCCCCCAAGGCGGACCACCTCCTCGCGGTACATCTCGTACTGCTCGATGAACCTGCGCGGGTTCTCCGCGATGACGTCGAGAACCTCAGCGAGCGTCATCTTGCCCAGGGGGCGCCCGCCGTCCGTGAGCTCGCTGTCCGGCACGTCGATGATGTGGCGCTCAATGATCTCGAATCTCATTTTGTCTCCTGACTTGCAAGTGCTTTGGGCTTCACGATGTCCCGCGGGTCTTCGCCCATCGCCTCCGCCAGATTGAGCAGCAGGTTCATCTTCACTTCCCTGCCGTCGCGGATGGCGTGGCTCAGGCTGCTGAGGTTCACACCGGCCTCACGCGCCAGCTGCTTGAGCGGAACATGGTTGTCGATGCGCCAGTGCGCGATCTTCTCGGCGTCCAAAACGTATTCGGTTGCCATCGCGTCACGCCCTCTCGAATCGCTTTTGGTCGAGCCACCAGCTCGGGCACTGCTCGAGGCCCTTCCACACGCGGTAGTGCATCCAGTCCTTCTGGCGGTCGGCGTTGGCGCACCCGTTGAAACGGTAGTACAGGCATGTCGTGCAGTCCTCGGGTACGTCCCTCTTCTCGATTACGAGCATCGCGTTACCACCTTTCTTCCGCAGCAGGGGCAGAAGTTGAATGTTCCCGAGATGTCGTATTCGTCGGCATCCTCCACTCTGTCGCCGCACACGGAGCACTCGAATCCGTTCTTGCTGGTGCCGCGGTAGACGTTTCGGCAGGTCTGCTCATCAACGAGAAACGGGATTGTGCAGACGGCGGAAAAGTCGTACAGGTCCCAGTTGCACGTAGGCTCCTCGCCCGGTGCAAGCGTCATTCGCTCCTTATGTTTCTCAACGCAGTGCTCGGCGGCCTGCTTGTCGTCGAACGCCATGTACGGCAGGTCCCACGGGTTGATCTCATCGCCCCCGTAGTCCATGACTAGGTAGATATTGCGCTTAGCCTTCATTCGCTCTCACCCCTCAGCTTGCGGATGCGGGTGAGAATGTCGCGCATGGCAACCCTTTCGCAGGTTCCGCCTTTGTCGGCGATGCATGATGAGCAGTCGCACGCACTCATGCCAAAATAGGCGCAGGCTTCGTAATTCAGCGCGTCCGCGCCCCTGCCCAAGTCCTCTTCCAGCTCCTCCCAAGTGTCGGGCGGTTTCGGTGGCGTGAGGTAGAAGGAGCTGCAATAGTCATATCGGCAATCCATGAACACGACGCCCCACTTTAGGCCGGGTATCGTCTGTACCACAGAATAGGTAAAGCGGTTGACCTTAAAACACTTGCCGTCCTCGTTGTACAAGATCTTGGTGTCCAGCGGAATCTCGCGGCCCTCGACATCTTTTGGTAACTCGATATTCGCCATTGCTATCACCTATCTAGCCCCAGCAGTACAAAGGACATGTCGCGGCAGATGCGGATGCTGCCGGGCGTCCTCACGGTCATTAGCTCCCCGTCCTTGCACATCCTGTAGACGGTCCTCAGGCACACGTTGAAAGCCTCGGCCCATTCGTTGGGCGTTGCATACTCGGGGATCGTGGATGGGGTCACGCCCTTGGGCATTTCGATAATTGCCATCATCCCTCCCTCGATATGCTAAAGGCGACGTACTTCTGCGCGAGGCCCTCGAAGTTGTTGAGCACGTAGTCGATCCTGTAGACAATCCTGTTGAGCGGGTGCGCCGCCTCGGCTCCGGCGTAGCTGCCTTTGTCGATGAGGACCTTGAACACGACTTCGTCACCGACCATAAAGTTTCGGTCGTTCTTCCTCACCTCGAACGACTTCTTGCCGTTCAGGATGGCATTGGCGTACTTAAAGTCGACCTTCAGCACGTGTCTCGTCATTCCGCCGCCTCCCAGTAGTCGCAGTGGTCGTTGTCCCCGGTGACGAAGTGCTTGCCGTCGTGCGTACAGTAGCAGCGCGTGCCCTCGGTTGGCCCGGCGAGTTCGCTGCCGTCCTTGGCGATGCGTTCGACCTCGACGACCTCGTGCTCGTGGTGGGCGCAGTTCCCGCATCGGTGCGCGGGAGGCGTCCAGTCATCGTGGATGTCCGGGTTAAACACGTATTTGTCGGTCATTCCTGCTCCTCGTCCGCCCATTTCCATCGGTACCCGCCAGCCCTGCACCCGGTTCGTATGGATCTTCTGATGTTCGATTCGAAGCCAAACGGCCGTAGGCCGACAGGCTGGCCTCACCGATGCCGTCGAACCTCGTGCCGTCTTCGCGGATGACCGGGCGCTTGGGATGCCCCTTTCCTTGCTTTCGTGGCTTATTCACCGGCACCTCCCGATGCTCTTCAGGTACAGGTTGTTGCGGCGCGAGCGGGCGAGTGCGCGACGGCGGCGGCGCCGCCACTTCGGGTCGAGCGCCTTCGCGAGCTTCCTCATGAGACGGCGGGCGTCTCTGAACACGCGTGTGATGCTCTCCCACAGCATCTCGGCGACGGCCTTCGCGGCCTCTCCGATTGCCTCCAGCAACCGCGTCGCCGTCCAGCTAAGCGTCCCGGGGTATGGCGTCTCGGACGTCTCGCCGGTCTTCTTCTCGTCGGTCATCGGTATTCCTTCCATTCGGTTCCTATTCGCATTCATAGACATCGCCGGCCATGGATTCCGCGAGCGCGCGCATGTCGGTCACCTCGGCGCACTCCGCGCCGAAGAACATGCCCAGCTCGCCCCTCTTGTGCCTGTCGCACCGGTAGGCGCGGCAGATCTCGGGCCGCGCGGCGTAGACCGAGCACTCGCGCCCGTCCGTGAGGTACGGGCACAGCAGGTCGTACTCAGCCCTGGGCTCGGCGGGCGCGATTCCGTTCCGGCGCACGTACACCTCGAGGCGCACCCGGTCGAACGGGCTCACGGGCAGAAAGCGCGAGCAGCACTCGCCGCAGCCCCTGCAGTCGCCCGTGTACAGGTCGGTCACCTCGTCGATCTGGAGCCCGGCGTGGATGGCCGCGGCGACGGCCCTCTCGTCATTCATCGGCCCGCCCCTTCGCCCCTGCCGTGGGCGGCGGCCCCTACTTGGAACATCCGGCCACCTTCTTGTCGTAGATCTTCTTGAGGTCCCGGCGCATGAACCGGGTGAACTCCTCCTCGCCGACGCCGTCCGCCAGCGCCACATATCGCATCGCATCGTGGCACCATTCGTCGAAGCCGAGCAGCCTTCCGCTGAACGCGCTCTTGACGTCCGTGACCTCGGCGTAGGTGAAGCGGGTCAGCATCTCCTCGCGCATGACCCTGTCCGCGAGCGCCTCGATGGGCGTCTTGTCGCGGTTGATGATGTGTCTGTAGCCGTTGGCCCTCTTGGTCATGGCGTCGAGCCGCTTTGCCAGCCTGTCGTTCTCCTCCACGAGGCGCTCGTTGCGGCGCTGCTCGTAGTCGAGCTCGGCGAGCACGTACTGCTCGCAGTTGGTGATCTCCATCGTCATTTCACCTCTCGGATGATCTCGTTTCCGTATCGGTCGGTGATGGCCCAGTAGCCGAACTCGTAGAGGTCGGGGCTGTGCGGCGGGTACTCCCTGAGCAGCGTGCCCGACCACCATGCCTCCTCGGCCGCCCCGGTGCGCCAGACCCACTCGGCCCTGAGCCCGCCGTCGTGGAACTTCCCGTGGCACCCGGTCGTGCCGGAGCCGCACAGGGCGAACAGCGGGCTGCGCAGCTCCCACACCCCGTTCGGCGTGACGAGCCTGAACGTCTTACCCCACGACCTGCGGGCGACGTGGTGGCAGTTGGAGGCGCGCCTGCCGCACACCGCGCACCGGGCCTGCGTCGGCTCGTATGCCGTGCCGCGCGTATACCTCGCCCCGAGGTGGGGCTTGCCGTACAGCTCGGCTCGCTCCTTCGGCCATCCCCTCAGCAGGCCCGCGTCGAGGATCATGAGAGCCTCCCGTCCGGGCCGTCGAACTCGACGACCCTCGCCCCATGGCGCAGCCGCGAGACGATGGCCTTCGCCGTGTCGGCGTCGCCCTGCTCGGCGAGCCTGCGCACGAGGTCGCTCGGCCTGTACTGCGTGGTCACCAGCGTCGGCCTCATGGACGAGTAGCGCTGGTCGATGAGCTGGAACAGGCTGTCGAGCACGAAGCCCGTGGGCCTGCGCTTGCCCAGGTCGTCGATGAGCAGGTAGCTCGACTCCGCGTAGCGCTTCAGCGGGTCTCCGCCGTCGTGGAAGCTGCGCTGGATCTCGTCGAGAACCCGGTACATCGGCACCATGAGCGGAGACTTGCCGCGGTCGTGCAGGCGCGTGGCCACGGCTGCGGCGCAGGTGGTCTTGCGCGTACCGACGTCGCCCCAGAGGTAGAGCCACTGCCCGTCCTCCATGGCCGACGCAAGCTCGTCGGCCATGGGGTGGTCGAGCCCCAGGTACCGCTCGGGGACTCCGGCGCGGACGAGGCCGCGCCTGCGCTTCTCGGCGACTGCCTTCTCGGCCTCGTACCGCTCCCGCGCGGCGATCGCCTCCCGCTCCGCCACGGCCCCCTCGCACCCGCACTGCTCGTATCCGCAGAACAGGCGCCTGGTGCCGAGCTGCGTGTAGCGGGCGTTGAGCGCAGCGCCGCAGTGCGGGCACTCAGTCGTACTTGGAAAAATCGTCTCCGGCATCGTTCACCTCCCGTTTTCCTTCCTTCGGCTTCGACGTGCGCACCCAGTTGCGCACCGAGGCCTTCCAGTCCTTCATCCGCGTCCTGCCGACCATCCAACCCTTCTGGGCGTAGAAGTCGACGAAGCGCTCGGGGTCGAAGTCGGTCGAGTCGAGGTCGAGGTCCTTGGAGGCCGCGTAGATTCGGGCGTACTCGTCCACCTCGGCGGGGGAGGGGGCGCGGAAACGCGCCTTCTTCCCTCTCTCCTCTTCCTTAATTCCTCTTCCTACTTCCTCTTCCTCTTCGCTTGCCCGTTTGCTCGCATCGTTGCTTTCGCCGTTGCTTACCGTTTTGCTTGCGCGTTTGCTTTCGCCGTTGCTTGGCGTTTTGCTCCCGCCGTTGCCTCCCGCCACGATGCGCGAGCGCGAGGTCTCCATGACGGGCCGTATTGCTATCAGCACGGCCTCCTGGGCGTCCGTGCGCGGCTCCGGCTCCTCGCCGGTCCGCAGGTACCGGACGATCATGCCTATGAGCTCGTCGCCCTCCCTGCGGTTCCGCAGCCTCAGCGGCCCGTCGATCAGCGAGTCCAGGACTTGCACGCCCGGCTCCCTAAAAGGGGATGTCTTCGTCGTACACGTCCAGCTGCTGCTGGGCGGGCGCCGGCTGCGGCGCTGCCTGCTGGGGCCGCTGCGGAGCCGCCTGCGGCGCCTGCTGGTAGGCCTGCTGGGCGTTCCATTGCGGCGCGGGCTGCTGCGGTGCCGGCTGCGGGGCATATGCCCGCGGCGCCTGCTGGGGCGCGTACTGCTGCGGGGCCTGCTGGCCGTTGGGGTTCTGGCTCATGAGGACGACCTCGTCGGGGATGATCTCGACCTTCGAGCGCCTGCCGCCCCCGTTCTTGTCCTCCCAGGAGCTGTAGCGCAGCTTCCCCTCGATTGCGACCTTCATGCCCTTGCGCAGGATGCGCGAGAGCGCCTCGGCGCGATTGCCGAACATGGTGCAGTCGATAAAGTTTGGGTAGTCCTCCCACTCCCCCGTCTGCTGGTTGCGGCGGCGGTCGTTGACGGCCACACCGAAGCCCAGCACCTGCGTGCCGCCCGGCGTGGCGCGCAGCTCGGGGTCTCGGGTCAGATTG